CCTCGTCATCTCCTGCACCTACCCCAATAGTCGTAGTTGATGCACGACTGGCATTCTCGGGGAAGTAGTAGTTCTTAATATTCCCAGGGTAGTCAAACACGAGCTGTGTGGTAGCGAGTCCCGAACCCAGCTCGTTATCTACTGTAACTAATCTCTGCGGGACTCGACCAGGACCGTATCGAACCTCAATGGACCAGTCGAACCCTAAATGGTACTCGATGAGGTATTCAACAGCACGTTTGTAAGACCAGACCTGACTCCTCTTGAGCTCCACAGTGCGTGCGATCCCTGGAGTCTCCCACGCACCCAGTGTCGGAGTTATAAGGTTGATGTTGGCGAAGGGCTTCTCCTGCATGTGTTCAATCAGACTAAGGAGAATGTCTCGTTGGTCGGCATTGGTGAAGTTTAGGTCCTCTTCAATAAACTGCCTGTTAAGGTAAGACTCGAATGTTTGTGCAGTATAGGAGAGTACCTTAGCCTGACTCTGATAGGTCCGCGACCAGATCGGACCACCCCACACAAGGCTGCCGCCACGATCTATGTAGAGGCAAGTCTTTCCAGGCTCCGTAGCTTCCAGGACGACGTTGTTGGGAAAGTCTGTTGAGTCCAGTCCGAAGGAAAAAGTCGCACTACCTGCCTGATTGAGTATTCGACTAAAGAACGTTCCGAATACAGGCAGCTCCAAGTTGATTGCACCCGAACGCAGGTCTGCAAACAAAAACTTGTAGCCACCAACATGACTCATTAGGCGTCCCTCAAATTAGAAGTAGTGCTCTATATAGACTACACCTTGGAATGCAGGCGTGCTGCCTCGAGCTGACTGGTTGGTTCCGTTCGTTGCCCCAGTACTCCCACCGCCATGCTGCTTACCAGCAGTGCCGATGGAACTGCCAGTCGCTCTGTCTGTAGTAATTCCTCCAAGGTATGTCCCACCTCCCCAGTTCTGCTTGGAAGCGTCGCCACTCTGTGTACGTCCAGGACCGCCGTCGTCGCCGTACACGCCAATCACACTGTCACTATCGATCCCCGCAGTAGTCCCTCCTACGCCTCCGGTCTTTGTAACGTTGCCGGTTGAAGCGGTGCCTGCCTGGCCTCCCTTTCCACCGTGGCCGGTATTGATGCCTCCGAAGTCCGAGTTACCACCATTGTTTCCAGCCGCGCCAGCGGAAGCTGCTGCGCCTCCAGCTCCTACGGTTACAGGCTCAGTAGAGCCTAAGTCTTCGGCGGCAACCCACAAGATTCGAGTACCGCCCCCGCCACCTCCTCCGCCTTCCGAGCTCTGTGTCGAACCTGTAGCAGCACAGCCGCCTCCCGAACCACCCCCGCCGCAGCATATTACTTTGATTGCTCGTAGACCCGGCGGCTTGTTCCATGTAAAGGACCCAGCACTGTTGTACCTTATGGTGAACGGAGCGGCACCCTTTAGGCGAGCAACATCCTTGTTACTCTTGTCAATATCGAGAGTGGTAATTGACGTTACATTAGCATCGACTGAGATTCGCGCAAGCTCAATCGCGTTGTCCGGAACGTCTGGCGCTCCCGAGCCAGCAACGCCCTCAATAACCTCGATGTCCCAGAGATCGTCTACCCCAGAGTAGAACGCGTCATACACACGAGCGACTACGAGGTCGATCCTGTTCTGAGTTGGCGAAGAAGGCTGCACAGACCTGTTCACAGAAGCGTCATTGTAAACGTGGTAGACGCCCTGATGAGTATCTTCAGAGCCCAAGACATACGCTGCTCCGGCGCTAATGTTCACTGACATGTCCGCTACACCGTTCTGGGTCACGTCAAGATCATCCGGATCACTAACGCCGAAGGATGCGAACAGACCCATGAACGCTAGACGGTCTCCCTGGGCCGTGTGGTCGCTCCTGTTCTGGAGAAACTGAGGGGGGTTCAGTGTACTCATCAGTACCTCACCTGTAAGCTGAACGGGTAGTTATTTCAAGAACGGGGATCGGACTCTCTGCGATCTTCGAGCCCTGGAATCTCAACGAATTCGGTCCTGGGTCAAGTAAGAACCACTGGCTACTAGCCATCATACTGCCCCTACGGTTCGCACTCCCATTGAGAAGAACTGTACGATTTCGTAGGTCGATGTCCAGATACTGCTCCTCATGTAGAGTAATGTCGAACGCCAAGTGGTTCCCAGATATGTCGTGGACAATTTCGGGGTCCTCGATTGGGCCCCGAATAGTAAGCACTCCACCAGTAGGCCTATTGCCTGCGTTAGTGATCGTGATTCTTCCGCCAGCTATGGGAGGTCCGTAGCCGTAGTCGAACGACCTGTTGTACCCCCTACCCGTCGTAGCTACTGCCAGGGTAGTCTCCAGGTTAATTACACCACTACTATAGATCGCTGGGTCCTCGGCGATTAGCTGGATCTGAATAGGGCTGCTTCCAATTCGTCGAGCCTGATCTATGTCGTACTTAACCCCGTAGCTCTTGGCAAACGCCAGACGCTTGAAGATACCTGGGATCTCAAAGTAAAACGGCTCGGGATGTCTACGCGGCGCATAGTTCGTCTTAAGGCTGTCCATGTACGGCTCAAGCTTGTCGAAGTCAGAACCGGCGTAGACCGTGCCCTCTAGAACAATGGTTCTGACCGTTTCAAACTCTGCATCAACGAAGCCACCATCCATACCCTCTCGTTCACGTTCCGTCGTTCTGAAGGGGGCGTTGTCCAAACCGGAAACCTTGGTAATGTCAACGAACGGCTCGTCGGGCGTCACGTCCGTATTCAGTACAACACCATCATTCTTATACTGGAACAGGTAGCTCATACTTTCACCTCCCTCAGGTCCTGGTAGCCAGTTCCCACCCAAGGTCTGCTGCATGCTTCCTCGGGTTGATCTCTTGTGTATTGACTGTTATGTACTGATTAACTGTCTTGCCGCCTGCTGCGCCTGCAACAAGCTGTTCCGACTCTTGTGCATTGAACACTCGCGCATCCCTAGCAAAGTAGAGCAGCTCTCGTCCGTGCTCACCTGCCCATGCAAACTGTCCCGCTCTAGCCATGCCACCCTTAGCGTAGGACCATATCTTGCGCGGGTCCATAGCCCTGCCATTGTAGCGCATCTCAGCGTGAAGATGTGGTCCAGTCGAGTTCCCTGTAGAGCCAACGAACCCGAGCAGCTCACCTATACGGACGCCGCCAGGGCCACGAGCGAACGCGGAAAGGTGCGCACCGATGAATCTCCATGCACCTGCCATTACATTAGCATACTTGCCATACGATCGGTTCCCCAAGTCAACAGGATTGAAGTAGCCCGATATTGGAGAGAACACAGGAGTACCGATTGATGCTGGGAAGTCCTGACCAGTGTGCATCTTCCCGTTACGCATACCGAACGGCGACCCGACCCTGAACGAACCCCGAGCTAGTGGGAAACCAAAGCCACCTGGACCAATAGCTGCGCCCATATCAAACAGGGTGTTCATTGCTTTGCCCGACAGATCACCAAACGATATCTTACCCTTATCCACCAAAGCACCAAGTGCCTTCGGCATACTGCCAAACACTCTGTTGATCACCTTAGGAATATTCGCCCCAGACGAGATCATACCCTTGATGAACCCTTGGATAAGGTTCCCACCTAAACCTGCAAACACCTTCGACGGTGACTTGATCCCGAAGTAACTCTTGACGCCTTGAACAATTCTGTTACCAATAGAGCGGAACCAGCTGCCGGGACTGGCCAATCTGGAAGCCATCCCACTCCTGAGACCGTCAATAAGCTGTTTACCTCGAACGACTAGAACCCTTCGTTGGTCGCCGAAACCACGATCCCTTACCTGTCCGGGGATCGATCGAACGAAGGGCAGAACGAAGCCTCGCCACGAATCGTTCATTCCACCACGTAGCATATTGAATGAGCGAGCACCCAAGCGCCTGTGGTCGTCAGGCATTGACCGAAGAGCGTTCATGACTCTACGAGGCAACTGTTGGTACTCCGACACCACACGAGCCATGCCCTGCCTGTTTGCGATCAGAGACTGAGTCATGCCTGTTCTAAATTGACGTGTCACAACTAGAGTAAGTTGACGAACGTTCGCAAGAGCATCTCGAGTCAGGGAACCTAAAGAGCGAGTGATCTGCTTGGCCATCATGTCGTGGTCCCTAACCACTGCACGAGACATAGCTACAACACTCTTGCGTACCTGAACCGGTATCTGTTTGAACGTACTATCGACGTTCTTCCCAATACTACTGACAGACTTCTGAATCTGCTGACCCATATTGGTGTACTCTCGAATAACAACACCAGTAAAGGCACTTAGCGATCGCTTAGCCATAGCAGGCATCTGCTTGAGCATACGATCAGTACTCAAGACGGACTTCTCGATACCCTTTCTGAACGACGAATCGAAGTGCTTGACTGCATTAACTGCAACACGAGCTAGCTCAGCTGTCCCCTTGGTAATTCCGCTCTCCATGCCCTGCATGACGAAACTACCAATTTGCATGAACACCCTCGAAGGAGAACCTATACCCAGAAAGTCACCTATCCCACTGACAACGTTGCCAACAGCGTTCTTCGCTCCCTCTGCCACATCGCCAGCAACATTTGCAATCCCCTCACCTAGGCTCTTCAGAGCATTCTTACCCATATCAAAGAGCAGCCCGGGAAGATTCGTCAGACCCTTAACAAACTCCCCAGGAAGGCTCTTAATGTAGGGCCAGACGACTTTATCCCAGAACTCTTTAGCTCCTGCTCGCAGCTTACCAAATGCTTCGCGACCCTTACGGTGCAACAACTTGGGGAGCTCCCCGATGCCATCACCAAACTTGCCAGGAAGACTCTTGATAAAGGGCCAAATGGTATTGTCCCAAATCTCCTTGGCTCCCCTATTAAGGCTCAGCATAAACTCAGCCGCTTTGACGAAGAGCTTGTCAGGTAGTCCAGCGATAGCACTAATAAGCTTTCCGGGTAACCCTCCAAACCAACTGACGATTTCCCCAATCATGTCCGGAATGATTGAGCCACCAACTAGGTTATGCCAAAGGTCCTTGAAGAAATTGATCACACCTTCAACAAGACCGCTAATTATGTTGAATATTGCCTCGGGCAGTCCCACTACGAGCTGAATGATACCGTCAACGATAGTGCCTACGATGTCCTTCGCTGCCTGCCAAGCCGCCTTCCAGTCCCCAGTGAATACGGCGTAGACAAAATCTATGATACCCTTGATCAGTTCTATGAAGGTCCCAATCAGTCCACCGATAAAGGCAACAGCCTCGCCGACTACGACAGCTATAGTATTCCATACCAAGCCGAACGTTGCGCCCATAGCTCCGAGTACCGGTCTGAGAAGTCCGTACCAAATAGTCTGAACGAAGCCAATGATGACCTCGGAGAGAATGTTAAATGCGAATCCCACACCCTTGGCTATAATACCGAACAGCCAAGTGAATATGCGAGCCATAGTCTCAAGCGCCGGCTTCAGTAGGTTATTCCAGCCGAACTCGACTATCATGGCAATTATGTCAACAAGCTTGCCCATGCTGGCGCCGAAGCCATTCAGTGCTGGCTGGATCGCTGCCCAAGCTCTCAAGAAGCCGTCCTTGAGAGTGTTCCAGCCCTCGATGAGTCGAGGCAATAAAGCGTCAACGACCTTGCTAATGAAGTCGCCGACCTCCTTAGCAAACGGCCCAAAGAAATCTACGAGCTTCCCAACAGCGTCCCCTACAGCATCTGTCAGGCTATTCCAAGCGTCAGCGATCTTGGGAAGAAGCTCACCTGCAAGGCTCGATGCCCACTCTGCAACGGCTACGCCAGCGTCCTGAATCAGTCCGACGATCTTCATGACAGTCGGTCCGATGGCGCCCCAGACTACATCCCAGGCTGCAGCAATCTTCTCACCAACCATCGCGAACCAGTTACCAACGTCTTTAGCAACCGCGACGCCCTTGTTGAACCACTCGACCATCTTCTGCCAAGCAGCAACGACAGCATCCTTGACTGCATTCCAGACCCTCAAGGTTACTTCTTTGACCTTGTCCCAGTTCTTAACGAGCAGGACAACGATTGCAATGACGGCAATGATTGCTACAACTACACCAGCGCCGACTGCTGCAACGGTTCCTAAAGCAATGCCAGCTAGAGTAGCCGCGCCCTGCATAACTAAGAAGAGGCCTGCAACGAAGGCTACCACACCCACTACGATAGCGATACCAGCTGCTAGAGCTGCAAACTTAGCAATGAGGTCCTTCGCTCGCGGACTGAGGTTTGCCCACATGTCGAGCAATTTGCTAATTGCCTGAACAAGCTGAAGCTTCATGGGCAGTAAGCGATCACCGATCTCGAGTCGCATCGCCTCGTACTTGTTCTGCATTAACTGGATCTGACTCTGTGGTGCCTGGAACATAGTGTCGTATGCTTGATCGAACACACCTTGGGAATTCTCCATCCAACCAACGTGTTGCTCGAAGTCATCGAAGTTCTTAAGCGCCAAGTCCCAGAACCGTCGGGCCTGAATTCGGTTGCCACCACCAACCAGAAGTTCCTGCAGTGCCGCCGCCCGTTCGGGGGCAGTCATGTCCTTGAACCTATCGTTCACTTGTCCTAGGATATCGACGAGAGGACGGAACTCTCCATGGGCATCCTTGACCTTCACACCGATAGCTTCAAGCTTGCCTACGACCTTCGGGTGCGCAATAGTTTCTAGCGCACGTGCTGCGGACGTAGATGCCATAGCCGCACTCAGACCATTTCTAGTCATGAACGACATCATAGCACCTAGGGTCTCAAAATTCTGACCTGCCCGAGCTGCAGCAGGAATAGCCTTACCAATGTTGTTCGACAGCTCGTCGTAGGTGATAACGCCCTTACGAATGATCTGGAACTGAACGTCCTGAAGTCTGGTCAGCTCCGAGACTGGTAGCTGGTAAGCGTTCAACAAGGCAATCGAGGTTCGAGCCGCTGCTTGAATATCACCCTGACCCGTTACAGCTTCCTTAGCAAAGCCGCGCAGGAGAGCTTCCGACTCCACTACAGAGACATCAATCGAGCTGAACACAAACTTCAGGGTCTCTTGCAGTGCTGTAAGTGGTACAGGGATATCCCTACCCACACGAATACCGATTTCGGCCAGCTCTGCGACAGAGGTCTTAACGTTATCCGTCTGCGTCAGAGTCTGCGCCGCAAGGGTATTGTACTCTGCAGCAGCGTTAGTCATATCGTTAAGGGCACGAGCGCCAACAACACCGGCACCGGCCACACCAATACCGATTGTCATCATAGCCTGGCCGCGACGAATCTGCCTTCGTGCTGCTTCTTGAGTCTCACGATCCAAACTTCGAATGCTGCCAGCCATGTTGCGCACGACACGAGAGGCTTCATCCCTAGCACGAAGGATAAGATACAGCTCTCGTGTAGTAATTGCCACCGACTATCTCCTAGCCTTCGCTCGAGCCTCTGCCTCTCGCTGCGAGTCCTGAATGTCCTTCTCCTCCTTCGCAGCTATAGCGTTCAGAGCTGCTCGAATTAGAATTACATGGTAGTGATCTTGATCGAGAATTCCGCCTGCTCGAGGCAACACTCCCAGCTGCTTGCAGATCGAGGCCAGTTCCAAAGCCAGTTGGACTTCTTCATCAGGATCCCTATTAAGAATGATACTGGCCTTGATCCGCTCGGTTAGTTTCCCTCCTCGTCCTCCTCATTAAAGTTGTTCATGTCACCGATGAGCTTTTCGATCTCCTGCCCTACCCTAGGGTCTAGACGATTGAAGTCGACAGGGCTGGCCAAGTTGAGCTTCTTGCCCTGATCATCCTCGAGGTTGTGGTCGACGATACACGTCTTGAACTCGAACTGGGTGATCTTCTCGTCCGCCATCGCGATCTCACCAGCGACAGCATCCTTGCCCTTCTTAGCGTCGCCGCTAAAGCTCATCTTCAGCATTGCGCGCCGCTGGACAATCTGGCCGTAACTCATCCTTCTCAGTACGACCTTACCATCCGGCGGCGCCGTCTTCAGGTTATGCGTCTCCGTGTCTTCCAGGTTCACAGTTGCTCGTGGCATTTTAGTTCCTCCCTCAGGAACAGTTGTTCTTCCTCATCTACTAGGCACCAATGTCCTCGTCGGTCACAGTTGTGATCTCGTACTGCTTGCCCGCAGCGTCGATGACCGCCTGGTAGCTCACCGAAGCACGAACCAGGTCGCCCTGACCGCTCAGAGGCACCTCGTAGGTGTCCTTGATCGATGCCGGGAACAGAATGCTGATCTGCTCATTGGCCGTCTTGATAGCCTCAAGGGTGATCGACTGAGCCGTCAGCTCCTTGTAGGCCTCGTAGTCAGTGCGGCCATCGAAGTCCCGCTCGATCGACATCGACACTGTTTCCTCGCCGAACTTGATGAACTGAGCACCACGCTCACCAGAGCCGGCGCCCTTGAGCCTGTACTGCGGCTCAGGGGAGTCGTCCACGGTGAATGTGAATGTGTCAGCATCGAAAATCTGCGCAGCAGTTGGGATCTGCAAGCTGTAGAACCCGGCGCCGTACGGTGTGCTCTCCGGCCACGCAGGCACCATTACAGCTTCTTCGTCCTCGTCGCGTCCCAACAAGCTGACGTTGAACTTCAGTACACCGTCTTCGACTGAGAACACGAACTGGCCAACTACCAGACCGTTGTACCCGAAGATGTCGTTGTTACGCCGAATCGTCAACGAGAGTGTCTGCGTCGGAATAGCTGCAGGACTCGGAGTGAACGTGTACGTGTGGAACCCCGCAGCAGGAATGTCAGTCTGCTTGACAACCGTAGTCCGAGCAGCGTGGAGGAACATCGTAACGATGTCGGTCAGCGCCTCCATGTTCACGTCGCCCTCGGTATGAACGTTACCCTTGATGGCCCCGATCACACCTGGACTGTTTCGAATTGGCCGCCGCCAAACGGTAGCCTGCTGGTACTGCAGGTTCTCGCTCTCGAACGGTATAAACTTGGTAGGGGCCTCATACGTACCGGAGACTGTCTCCAGCGCGATACCCATGATGCCAGCTGCACCAACACCCGGCGCCATTAGCCCTCACTCCCTTCATCCTTCTTGGCCTCTGTGGACTTCTTCGGAACAGTACCTTTACTACCTGGGATCCTCTTGACCTCGAACATAGTACTGTCCGCAAGAACCTCATCGAGGCCAGCATCAGGCTTGTCCTTCGCCCACAAGTAAGAATGGGCCGCCTTAAAGTCCCGTGCCTGCTGATCGGTGACTGTAACCGTTTCACCAACCTTTACCTCACCAACGCCTGCGACCGTCACCTTCGATCCCTTCGGACGGCCCGGCTGTGTAACCTTCAGCTCGTACATAGTCTCCCTCCTCATAATACCTTCTCGACCTGTATGGTACGCGACAGCGCCGCAAGCTCGTCTAGGGCAATGTCAGGATGGAGCCTGCGTACGCCGTGGACCGCAATGAACGCTTCTACCTGTTCGTCTGTGAGTACCTGCCACCTTCTGTTGCGAAGCGTGCCCACCTTAGGAATGGTCACAGGGACCGCACCCGGTCTGCCCGGAACATCTATTCTCATTCGGTAAAACATCACAGGTCCTGTGGTAGGAACTCTTGCGTCTTGGCCGTGACAGTCATTCGTGCGGCCCTAAACGTTGTGGTTGCCTTCTGGGGATACCCCGCCTCGATGTTAGTCACGAAACAATGAATGACATTCTCAGAATTACCTACACCATTTCGAAGGTGTGGATCTTGATGAATTAGAGCCTCAATGCTCTCTGCGAGGAGCGTCGCATCGCGAAGTGTCTGTTGAACGCTCTGGGTCACTATGCTGTGATAGACAAGGATGAAGACAGTGATGTCTACCTCTGTCTTTCGAGGAACGCCCCTAAGTTCAGCAACCTTGGTTCCTGGTTCAACGCACACAGCAGGGACTACGCTGATGGTGCTCTGGTCCCCAAAGAACAAAGCCTGAATTCCCAGGGTCGTCTTGTTAGCATCGATCTTGCTCTTCAGCAGGTCAGTCACAGCAACCAGGTCAGCAACTAGAGCCATACTAACCACCCAACGTTCTGGGCCAGGCCCTATCAATTCGTTCGCCGAGCCACTTCGCAAAGACCTTCCGGATCTCTTCCGTGTCACGCTCCTGAAGCATAACGAACGGACGCGCCGGAATCGAGGAGACAGGACGACCGCCACCTCCCGCAGCCATCGTACGACGCATCTGAGCTGCCGTCCGAGCTCCACCGGCCGCAGCTCGTCCAGAGGTGCCCGCCTGATGAAGTGCTCCGTACCAAACAAAGCCGGGCAGACTACGAAAGATTGCGGCCTCACGGCCAATGTCCCAACGAGCCAAAGCGGTAGCCGCCCCCCTAAGGCGGCCACTACTGACAAGTATGCTCTGAATTGTTCGGCCCATTCGCTCAGCGATTTCGTACGTAGCCTCAGAGAGCGGCTCCCAGGACGGTCTGCCCTCAGTATCAAAGTTCGCACGAATACTAGGGATAATTACTTCCTGAACAGAACGCTTCAGAGGCTCATGGAAGGACCTAATGCTCATACCGAGCTTGTCGATACGCCGAGTAGTCAAGCCCAGTGTGGGACTAAACGTGACACCAGGAATCGCCGCGCCAGCAGGAATCGCATCAATACGCAGACCGTTAGCAGCCGCGTCCCAAATTGCCCTAGGAGATGGACGCGCCGACAACACACGCCGTGGCATGTCGCACCTCCTACCAAATCTGACCCATAGAGAACTTCTCTGGCCCGAGACTCGAGTCCTCAGGAGTGGGCTCCAGTAGCGACGACTCGTCAGTTGGATAGAACGACGGCCCGGTATCCGGAGGAGGAGTAATTTCATCTTCCAGTAAAACCGATCCATCGAGCAAGCCTTGAGTCAGTTCATTTGCCACCTGCAGAAGACGAAGAGCGTACTGATTACTGCCCGCCTCGTCCTCACTAAACTGACGACTGTAAAACCACGACACGTATGTCATGGCAATAATACTCTTGACTAGTGTCGGTGTAGTCAGATCATCGACCCAGGTGTCAGCCTCTTCGAACCGAGACCTCAGTCGGGCAACCACCTGGTTGCCCAACTGAGTCTCTAGCTGAGCATCCAAGGAGCCCAGAGTGAGCTTTGTAGGTTCAGCCCAACTCTGAGCTTCCGGGACCGTAATGCGCGGCATTAGCTCTGGCCGCCGCCGCTGCTGGTCTTGCTACTCGTGCTGGAACCGCTCGAACTCGAAGAGCCCTTGCTGCTACTGGCAGAAGTCTCAGCTTCTGCCAGCTTCTTCTTGAGCTCCGCGATCTCAGCATCCTTGGCAGCAAGCTCTTCAGCTGCCTGACCTTCAGCCTGTGCGACCGAGGACGGTTCACCGATGACGCCGATCTCCTTGTAGTGCTTGAGCTCGTCGCTCGTGAAGTAGCCCTTCGGTACCGATTCACCTGCAGGGAGCGTCTCTCGACGCTCCTGCGTTCCAGGCTTGATGCCGCCCTTGATGGTCGCGAGTGCGGTAAGTGCCATGTGTCTAACCTCCCTCAGGTCAGCTCAGGACGTCCTTCAGAAGGAAGCCGGTGATCGACTTCCCCACGTCCGCACTTCCAGGATTGATGTCGACGCCGATGAACCTGAGGTCGTAGCGGCGCGACACTCGAACGAGATCGCTCTTCCGCTTCTCCTCACGCCACCGGTCGACGACCTGAGCACGCCCGGCGCCGTAGCTCCAAACGAACTCGTAGGCAAAGGCGGGGATCCGGAGGCCGGCGCGACCAGGCACCCACGCGAGCACGACGTCGTCGCCCCACAGGTAGCCCACAGACACAGCGTTGCCAGCAGTTCCGGGCGGCCCCGAACCTACGCCCACGCCGGGGACGATCACGTTCTGGAGACCGAACACCGACGCGATGATCTCGGGCGTCAGGACCGCACGCTCCGAGTACTTGATCCGCTCGATGATGTCCGGGTGATCCTCGAGGAAGCTCATCACCAGATAGGGGATGACTCCCAAGTTGGGCTCCATGAACACCTGAGCGTGAACGGCTCGCCGAGCGTCCTTGACATCCCCAATGGGGTCGGACGTAGCGTAGTCGTCCCACTTGTTGGTCACCGTCTGAGACATGCCAGTGGCGTAGTTGGCCACTGTGGTAACGAGATCGCGCATGGCGAGCTCACGACCCAACATGATCTTCGACGTGACGAGCTCCGTACCATCACGATCAGGAGCGAGTGGAGAGTCCACATTCTCGCGCTCTTCATCCGTCACCGGAGTCTGGAGCGCGTGCTCCTCTGCGTAGTACGGTTCGGTTGAAACCTGCAGGCCCGGGATCTCGTTCGCTTCAGTGCCAGGAGCACGAAGGTCGCTTGTCTCAGGAATCCAGGCCTCGCGGCCGAACACGTAGTACTTGTCCGACTGCTTTCGCACGAGGACTTGTGGGAACAAAGAGTTCCCAACGAGTCCGTTGTTCGGCCACGCCAGAGAGATGTTGGTGAGGACCTCATCAACATGGACGTTGCCCGAACCGGTCGGGTTGTAAACCATTGTCCTAATTCACCTCTTCTCTCTGTTATGCGCCAACTGGCGTCAGTAGAACGTCAACGTGCGCGCCTGCAGTTGCCTCACCAGCGCTTGCAGCGCTCAGCGCAATGCCAACGGCTGCGCCCGTCGTGTGGTCGACTGCCAAACCTGTCGCGCTCGAGGCGACAGAGTTGCCCTTGGTGATCGCTCCGCCCGCACGAACCCGAGCGATGCCAAGGATTCGAACATCCGCTACGACCTTACCCGTAGCAACCTTGTCGGCGTCGATGTTCTCCTGGAAGACACCGAGGACAGGCCCGTTCACCGTGTCATTGGCTACAGCCGACTGCTCACCGGTGCCAAACTTGGCAAACGTACCCTGAACGACCGCGTCGGTGCCTTCTACCCGAAAGCCCTTATCGAGCACGTAGTTGGGTCCGGTACCCATTATGGTTCCCTCCTCTCACTCACTCGCGCCCGGCGAAGGACTCTTCGCGGTACGCATCGTACAGCTGCCGGTCGTTGAGGGCCACCTGCTCGACAGCATCCGAGTAGGACAGATCCCCGTCCTTCTGGAGTTGCGCTACAGCCTCGTTGAACCGCTTGGTCGGCGAGCCGTCACCTCGCGGCTGCCAGCCGCGCTCGGTCATGTCGACGATCCCGAGTTCCAGCGTCCTCTTGTAGGTCTTGTAGACCTCTTCGGCCAGCTCCTTTGGCGAGTTCAGCATGACCTCGCGAAGCTGTGCCTTCGTCGCCGGTGGGATCTTGAAGCGCTCGTCGAGGTGATCCAGCTCGCTGAGTCGCTTGTCGACCGCGTCCTCCTTCGTCCTCTTGTCGAACTTCTTGAGCTGGTCGTGCTGAACCGTGACCAGCTCGGTGAGCGCCTTGACAGCGGGGTTGCTCCCGACCTCGCTGAGCTGCTTGAGAAGCTCGTCGACCGACTTGTCAGACAAGTCAGGGAGATCGTCGTCCTTCTTCTCCGACAGCCCCGCGATAGCCGTGAGTACCTCTTCGTCCGTAGCGGTCTCCGACAGCTTCAAGGCCTCACGAAGCTTCTTCGCGTCCATGCTGTCGTCTCCCTCCTTCTCCTTGTCCTTCTTGTTCTTATCCTCCGATGCCGGAGGATCCGGTGGCGGATCCGGTGGAGGCGGATCCGTCTTGGGTGGGTCGGTAACTAGCTCCGACAGGTTGATTGGTAGGACGTCCTTCATGAATGGACGGTTTGTCAAACCGCCACCCACGATGACGTCCTTGTGCTTCTGTCCGGTCTTGGGGTGCTCCCACTCGTCAGCGAACTCCGCCGAAAGGTACCGGTACGCCTTGTCCTTGATCTTCTTGTAGGCGTCCTTGGTCCACTCGACCAGTAGCCACAAGCCATCGGAACGAGCGTCTGCGTTCTTGACCCAGCCCGCTGCCTCGGTAGTCTTGAGGTTGTGGTCGTAGTTGATGTCGGGATCTACCTCACGTACCTTGCTCTTGACACCTTCAGCAAATTGCTGAACGCGCTCGGGCGTGATGTCGATCTCGCCGTAGACGGGGTGCTGGTACTTGCCGAGTGGCAATGCTTGAACCCAGACCGTGTTGTCGGTGACCTCATTGAAGCGCGAGTGTGCACTCGCCTCCTGAAGGTCTACCCAGTGACCAACACGATAGGTCATCACGCAACCTCCTTCCTGCTCCTAGTATAACTGCTTCCCATCTGGATAGCCCTACTGAAAGTATATAATAGTTACTCACCTCCTGACTGTATGGCACGGTATAGCGAACCGAAAGGTCTTACCATCGGTAAGACTGATCACCATTAGGTTCTTTTCGGGGCAGCTAATATTAGCTATTCCGACTCCCCTAGGACCGACGATCGACTCCCCGTCACGCCCGTCAGTACCATTGGTACCGTCGCGCCCGTCAGTGCCATTAATTCCGTCTCGCCCGTCGTCACCCTGGCAATCATTGCGAGCGGCACAGAATGCAATGAACTGCGACTCAAGATCAGACTCTGCAACCGTCGACGCAGGTGGCGGGTTATCCCCGAGCCAGCTGGTCACAATAGGCTCGATCAGCCTCGGGGTGACGTCCTCTAGATGTGCCCTAACCTCCTCTGGAGGCGGCGGATCACCTTTGTCGCCTCTATCTCCCCGACACGCCTCAAGTCCGAGCTCCTCGACACACGACGCACCGACGTCGCCCTTCTCGCCGGCAACAGGCTGTACCGGATTCTGGGCTATCTGCTCGGCCTGGCGACAGAGGAAGGCGTACTCGTTTTCGATCCCTTCCTCTCTTTCACAAATGTACATGATGCCCTCGGACGCCAGAGTAGCGTTACCGGAAGCAACTTCTGCTTTTCGCTCGATAAGATCATGATTCGAGGCGAGCATGTACGTCTGTGCGATGTAGAGACAGAGGAACAACGCCGCTGTGATGACGAAGACCCTTCGGTTGGTGCCGTTCTTGACCTGCATTGGCCTCACCCCGAGCCGGAATCCAGTATCTCATCCACGCACGTCTGAGCCTCCTTGACAGTCTCGGCCCC